CGTCGACCAGGGCGGCGACGTGGCCACGGACGTACAGGATGTAGGACCCTTCCTGCAGGCGGCTATCGCGCGGCGCGGTGGCCGCGGTCTTGGCGGCGTACTCGGTACGCTCGAGCCGGCGAATGTCCATGCCAACGGTGTTGGCGGCGATGCGGATGGCGGGGCAGTCGACCCGGACGGCGCCAGTCTTGTCGCGCTGGCCGATGGCCTTGGGACCGCGACGATGCGGACGGCCAGCGGCGGCCAGGGCGCTGTGGGCAGCCTGGTAGGGGACTCGAGCGGCAATCGCCAGGGCGCGGACCGTGCAGTCATTGTGCTCGTTGAAGCGGCGCGACTCAGCGTGGATGTCCGTGAGTACCGTTGTCTTGTAGGTGGATGCCATGTTCGTTCCTGCCTGGTGAATGTGACTGTCGGTACCGACAATACAGGAACATTGTTCCGACGTCAAGCCCCCTGTTACAGGTATTTTCCGAAGGGCCTGTAACGTATGATCGGCCAGGCAGCAGAAAGCCCGGAGACCCTATGAATACCAGGACAAGATACGAAGCCGCCCCGATAGGAAGGCCTTCAGAGTTCACCCAGGAAACGGCCGACGCGATCTGTCACCGGATCAGCGAGGGCGAGAGTCTCCGCCAGGTGTGCAGGGATGCGGATATGCCAACCAGGCCGACGGTGTATCGGTGGCTGCAGGCGATGCCTTCCTTCCGGGCCCAATATCGCCGTGCGCGGGAGCTCCTGGTCGAGCATTGGGCGGATGAACTGGTCGACATTGCGGACGACACGGCCCTGGACACGGTCACCAAGGTGACGCCGCAGGGCCGGGAGTATGAGGCGGTGGATCATGAGCACATTCAGCGGTCCAAGCTGCGGGTGGACACTCGTAAGTGGCTGATGTCTAAGCTATGTCCCAGGCAGTACGGGGATCGGGTCGAGCATGACGTGCGGGGCCAGATCGAGCACGATCACCAGCATCGCCTGGACGATCGGGAGGTGGTCCGGCGCCTGGCGCTGTTCCTGGTCGAGGCGCCGGCGGCCCTCGAGGTGCTCGCCCAGCCGGCCGGCCAGGATGAGGAATCGCGCGCCGACGAGTGACCAGGTCAGCCAGTCCTGCACCCTGCCGACTCCATGGAATCAGCCCGACGGTCCGACGCCAGCGCCTGGACGGCCGGCCAGCGCTAGGCGATCTGCGGCGGTGCGGCCGGACCCCCCGGGGGGCCCCGCTGGCGCCCGCGCCCGGCCCCCGCTCGCCCTCACCCACACTTTTCCCCCAAAATTTTCCAGAAAAATCTGTTGAAACCCGCCTTTCAGCGTGATATAACGCCTAATCAGCGAGCTACGCCGTGACATGCGGCCCTTGCAGACTCTTGGTGTAACAATGTTACAGAGCCCGACGGGGCGAGGAGGGGTGGAGTGGGGAAGGGTGTGAGTCAGGATGGGAGGATGGTGCGGGAGAGGAATTTGCGGGTGCAGTCCTCGGCGGAGTTGTCGGTGGCGGGGAAGAAGGGGAAGTCGGTGTCGCCGTGGCGGCGGGGTCCGCATGTGCGGTCTGGGAGGAATGTGGAGCGGGTGTTGGGCTGGCGTGTAACAAAGTTACAGGGGGAGGAGTGAAATGGATTACCTGAAGTTGCCGGCGGTGGTGGAGGTCCAGGGGGAGGTTGAGCAGGCGAAGGAGGCTGCGGAGAAGTTTCGGGTGGTGAATGCGGAGCAGTACCGGGCGGCGGGGGAGGAGCTGGTACGGATCAAGGGGGCGCAGAAGCGGCTGGAGGAGACGAGGAAGGGGCTGACGAAGCCGCTGGATGAATCGAAGAAGCGGATCATGGATCTGTTTCGGCCGATGTCGGATGCGCTGGCGGAGGCGGAGGCGGCGATTCGGCGTGGGGTGTTGGCGTACACGCAGGAGCAGGAGCGGCTGCGGCGGGAGGAGCAGAGGAAGGCGGACGAGATCGCCAGGAAGGAGCGGGAGCGGCTCGAGCGGCTGGCGGCGGAGGAGCGCGCCCGGGCGGAGGCGCGCGAGGCGGCGTTGCGGGCCCAGGCCGAGAAGGCGAATGCGGCGCAGCGGGCGAAGATTGAGGCCCGGCTGAAGGCGGAGGCGGAGAAGGCCGAGGCCAAGCAGGCGATGTTCGAGGAGCGGGCGGATGCGGTGCAGGCGCCGGTGATCCAGCGGACCCCGCCGAAGGTGGAGGGGGTCTCGACGCGGAAGGTGTGGAAGTTCCGGGTCGTGGAGGAGGAGAAGGTGCCGCGTCAGTACCTGGTGGTGGATGAGGCGGCGATCCGCCGGGCGGTCCAGGCCAGGAAGGGGGATACCAGGATCCCTGGCGTGGAGGTGTGGGAGGAGGAGAGCGTGGTGGCACGGTCATGAAGCCGGACTGGACGCGGACGGATGAGGAGCTCGAGCGTGGGGATCTCGAGCACGAGGTCAGGCGGGACAAGGCGCTGGACTCGATTGACGAGAAAAGCCCGCCGGGGTCGTGGGCCGACCATATCGAAAGCACGGGGAGGTTTCGGACGGCTCACGCGGGCAGACTCAGCGACCGCCTGCGTTCCGGCGTGGAGGCCGCGCCCTGGGTGATTGAGGAGGTGAAACGTCTGGAGGCGCTGGTCCCGCCGGAAACCGACCGGGCCGAAGGAGGCGTCGGACAGGGTTCGTGGTCCGTGTTCGCTGAGAAGGTGGTGGCAGAGCGGGATGCGCTGCGCCAGCAGATCTCGATGTACGAGGACGGCATGGCGGCGGCGGAGCAGACGATTGCTGGCCTGCGGGAGGCGCTGGCTTGCGTCAAAGACCTCAGCACCATCATGCGTATGCCGAATATCGAGTACGTTGCAGACGCACATAACGCGGCGGTAGCCAAGCTCCAGAAAGCACTGCGCGGGGAGGGGGAGTGATGAATGTCGTATGGTTTCTCATCGGATTCTGCACCGCCGGACTGCTCTACACGTTTCTTCTTTGGCTTGTGCTGGCGCTTGCCGAGCGTGCGGAGTGGCCATGAGGGTCAAGGTGGATGAGTTGGCGCTCAGGCTGGCCCAGGGGGATCGGGTCCCGGCCGGCCAGGTGATTGCCTGCCAGGCCTGCCAGGCGCTGTTTATCGGCCGGGCCGGTTCGTTGTATTGTTCGGCCCGGTGCGGTGCGCGGGTCCGGCAGAGGAGGAAGCGGGGTGGGTGAGTGGTTGTGGCGGGCGATGAACGCGGCGTACCTGGTGGGCCTGGCGGCGGCGGTCGTCGTTGACGTGCGGTACCTGCCTGGGTGTGCGGTCCTGGCGTTATGGTGGTGGGCCTGGGACTGAGGTAGGATGGCCTCGATCTCACAGCACCGATAACTCACAAGGAGATTGAGACATGCCCAAGCCTTCGATTCAGACCAGCATCCATGGACGCCGTTTCGGGCTCGGCCCGAAGTCGGAGCTGATTTTCAACGACGCCAATGCCGGCCTGCAGGGCGGGCGGGTGCGGCCGCAGCACACGGTCCGGCGGGTGATTACCGCGGCCCAGGTACTGACCTTGTTTACGACCCCGGTGACCCTCGTGGCGGCCCCGGGTGCGGGCAAGGTCCTGCTGCCGAACCGGCTGACGGCCTACAAGTCGGCTGGCACGGCCTATGTGGTGGATGCGGGCGAGGACGTCGCCGTCATTCATACGGGCGGTGCCGCGCTGATCTCCATTGCGAGCGCGACCTTTCTGGCCTCGGCCGGCGCTCAGTTTCGGGTGGCGGAGCGCCTGCCGGCGCTGCCGACGACGCTCAATCTCCAGACGGCGTCGAACACCGCATTGCAGTTGACCATCCTGGTCGGCAACGTCGCAACCGGTAACTCCCCGCTGGTTGTTGACCTTGAGTACGAGGTGCTAGACTTGACGCTGAGCGTCTGAGCACGTTCGTTCCATGGGCCGGCGCGTTGTGACTGTCATCTCCGCGCGCCGGCCCTTTTTTTTGCCCATGGAGCCCGGCATGAAAAAGTTCGCCCTTGGCCTGATCGCCCTGTTGCTACCCCTCGCGCTGTTCGCCCAGACCCCGCCGGTGATGAACATCGGGCTGTTCTGGATCGCGCCGACCGAGTATGTCGACGGGACTCCGATCGGCCCGGGCGAGCTGACCAAGTTCACGGTGCGTTGCGGCACGAGTGCGAGCGCGCTGAACCTGGTGGCGGACGTGCCGCCGACCTCGACGAGCTATTCCCGCGGCGAGCTCGTGGCCCTGGGGCTGCCCTTTGGCGTCGGCTATTGCAACCTCACGGCGACGACCTCGAACGGCCTGACCAGCGCGCCTTCGCAGACCGCGGCATTTAACATCGAGGATCGCCGCGTGCCTGAAGCGCCGGGACTGTCGGTGCAGTAATGAGGCCGCTCCTGCTGTGCTTGTGCCTGGTGGCGTGCGGGGCGCAGGCGCAGCAGGGCCGTCATTCGACGCTCGTCTACACGGATCCCCTGCACTTTACCGACGGCACTCCGATTCCTGACGGCGTTCTGACGCGGCGCGTCTATTGTGGGCTGGCGCCGGGGGAGTACCGGTGGCAGACGGTGGTGGCGCGACGCACCGCCCTGGCGGGTCTCATGCAGTCCCTGAACCTGCCGTATGATGTGCCGGTCTTTTGCGTGGCGGTCGCCCAGGTGGCGGGCGTGACCAGCGCCTCGAGCAACGAGGTTGTCTTTCGCTGCACCCGGTCCGGCCCGAACACGATCTGCTTTCCGCGCTGATGTGCGAGGCAAGGTCAACAAGGTCAAGCCGCGGGTCTATTGGGAGACGTCCTGGCCGGAGCTCGCGGGCTCTGATGCCTGGGTGAAAGAGGCGAACGTCGCGTCGCAGAAGGCGGCCGAGCCCCGGCGTCTCGAGGCGCAGCGGCGCAGGAAGAAGAAGGAATGAGAAGCGAGGATCTGCTGGCACGGTTTCTGTCGCTCGACGAAGCGAAGCGCGATGAGATTCGCGCCTATGTCGAGCAGGAGAGTGCGCGCCGGATCTGGTTTCCGACCGTCGGCCCGCAGCTCGATGCGGTCAAGAATCCGGCGGACGTGCTGCTCTACGGCGGCGCCGGCGGCGCGGGCAAGACGGATCTGATCCTGGGCCTGGCGTTTACCGAGCATCAGCGGACCCTGGTGGTGCGCAAGCACTATGCCGACATGCGCGGCCTGACCGACCGGGCGAAAGAGATCAATGGCACGGACAAGGGCTTCAACGGTTCGCTGCCGCCGCGCCTGACAACCATCAATGAGAAGGTGATCGACTTCGGCGGCCTGGCGCAGCCGGGGGACGAGCAGCATTGGCAGGGCCAGCCGCATGACCTGTTGGCCTTCGACGAGGCCGTGCAGCTCCGCGAGAACCAGGTGCGGTTCCTGCTGGGCTGGCTCAGGTCCGCGGATCCGAAGCAACGCTGCCGGGCGATTCTGGCCACCAACCCGCCGATCGACTCCTCGGGCGACTGGATCATTCCGATGTTCGCGCCCTGGCTGGACTCCCGCTTTCCAGACCCGGCCCGGCCGGGCGAGCTGCGCTGGGTGGTGACGGACGAGGATGGCAAGGACCGCTGGATCTCGGGCCCGGACGAGAAGATCCCGAATGGCCAGGGCGGGTATCTCAAGCCGATGTCGCGGACCTTTATTCCCGGACGTCTGAGCGACAATCCCTTTCTGGCCGACACCAATTATGCGGCGACGCTCGACGGCCTGCCGGAGCCGCTGCGTTCCGCGATCCGCGACGGCAACTTTATGGCCTCGCGTGTGGACAATGCCGCCCAGGTCATTCCGACCGCCTGGATCCGCGCGGCCCAGGCGCGCTGGAAGCCGGACGCGCCGTGGAACATTCCGATGTGCGCGATCGGCGTGGACGCGGCCCGGGCGAGTGACGAGACCGTGCTGGCACCGCGTTACGACGGCTGGTACCCGAAGCTGATTACCTGCAAGGGCTCCGAGACGCCGCACGGCCGGGACGTGGCGGCCCTGGTCATCAAG